CGCATCTACGTGGACGGCAACATGGGCGCAGGAGGCGCATTTCTGGCCGCATACGTCGATGTCGTGCCGCTCACGGGGCAGAAGGGCATCGCTTCAGGTCCGGTCAGCAACGCAGGCGTCGTGTCATGCAACGACGGCTGGTATCGCCTGTGGATTACCTTCACGCCCCAGGTGGCCGCAACGGTCAATGGGCACATCTACCCGATCTCCAGTCAGTACCACCGCTGGTGGGGCGTTCAGATGGACGAGGGCGAGCTGAGCGACTATCAGGCGATCGGCGCGAGCTTTCGACGAAACGCCACCGCCGATCCGAACCAGTACATCGCCGACGACATCTGGTTTGTGGAGCAGAAGGTGAGCGAGAACCGCTACGTGATCGAGTTCGAGCTGTCCTCGGCGTTCGACCTCATGGGTCATCAACTTCCGTCGCGGCAGATCATCCAGAACAGCTGCCCCTGGCGCTACCGAAGTGCGGAGTGCGGCTACACGGGCGCACCGTTCGACGCAAACAACAATCCTGCGACGCCGCTCACCGATGTGTGCGCGAAGACGCTTTCGGCCTGCCGAGTCCGATTTGGCGCAAGTCCAGTGCGATTCGGCGGGTTCCCCGGAGCCGTGCGTGGAACTCAGTGATGAGCTGACTCGAGCCATGCAAGAGCACGCCCAGGCGTGCTACCCGCGTGAGGCGTGCGGTTTCGTTGTTGGCGTCGGCAAGAAGGCCGTCTTCATGCCGGCGCGCAACGGCGCCCAAGAGCCTGGCGAGCAGTTCTTCATCGACCATCGGGACTACGCCGCCGCCGAAGACGCAGGCGACATTCTGGCCATTTGGCACTCGCATCCCGACACCAGCCCCGAACCGTCCGAACTAGACCGCGCCGGCTGCAACATGACGGAGCTGCCTTGGCTGATCTCGGGTATTCGGCGAGGTGAGAGCGCCTTCGAGCACGCCGGCCCGTTGCTGCTGTCACCGAATGGCTGGCGCGCAGAGTATGTGGGCCGACCGTATGTGTTTGGAACTTTCGACTGCTATTCGCTGCTGACCGACTTCTACGAGCGGGAGTTCCGCATCAAGTTGCATCGCTTTCCCGAGCTTCGCATCAGTCAGTGGTGGAACCAGGGCTATGACATTCTGGGCGATCACTGGGCGTCCCAAGGTTTCGTCGAAGTCACCGATGGTACGTTCAAGCATGGCGACGCCCTGGCCATTGCAATGAACTCCGACGTGCCGAATCACGTTGCGGTATATGTCACGGGTGATATAATTCTTCACCATCTCGTGAATCGCCTTTCGCGACGCGAGACATTCGGTCCGTACTGGTACTCCAGGGTCAAGTTGCATCTGAGACATCGCACGAAATGCTGACAAAAGTTCGCCTCGATGGCGTCATGGGAAAGAAGTTCGGAAAGGACTGGGAGTTCGAAGTCTCCAGCCCTGCCGAAGCGCTTCGCATGATCGAGGCGAACAAGCCCGGCCTGCGCCGGTGGATCGTCGAGAACGTCGAGACGTACAACGCCTATCGCGTGACGTGCGTCTACGAAGATGACCACGAAGAAGACCTGTCGGACGATTCCTATCAGTTTGTTCGCAAGAACCTGAAGGAGATTCGATTCACACCGACCGTGGCTGGCGCAAGTGGCGTGGCCAAGATCGTTGTGGGCGCAATCATGATCGCCGTCGGCTACTTCATTCCTGGCCCCTGGTCGCCCTACCTGTACAAGATCGGCGCTGCGCTGATTCTTGGTGGCGTCATTGAGGCGCTGAGTCCTCGTCCAAAGACGAACAAGAACGACGAAGGCAACGAGACTTCCTATTACTTCGATGGCCCTGCCAACACCGAGAAGCAGGGCGCTCCGGTTCCGCTCGTCTACGGTCGAATGATGACTGGCTCGCACACGATCTCGGCCTCCATTTCCGTTGATGAGGTTCCCGTCTAATGAATGAGGCAAAAGACTCCCTGCGGTCCAAGGCAACGCTGACGCTGCTCGACCTCATCAGCGAAGGGCCGATCGGCGGCCTTGTCAATGGCCTGAAGTCCGTCTACCTGAACGAAACGCCGCTGGAGAACGCGAACGGCACCCGTAACTTTCAGGGCATCTCGGCGGATTCGCGCAACGGTACGAACGATCAGACCGTGATGCCCCTGTTTGGCAACTATGTTGAGGCCCCGTTCAACGTCGGCGTCATCGTCAAGAAAGACACGCCATACACATTCACCGTCTCGAATCCAAGCGCTGATGCCGTTCGCGCCATCGTGACGCTGCCTGCACTGACCGTAACCAACGGCGACAACGGCGACATCAGCGGTACGACCGTGCAGTACAAGTTCGCCGTTTCCACCAATGGTGGAGACTTCGTCGATGTCGCGGCCGGCACCGAATGGAGTGACGCTTCAAACCCCTGGTCGCTGCAAAGCGGCTATGAAACCGCCAGCGCTCCTGGAGCTGTCGGTCTTCACGTCACCATCAAGGGCGCATCAACCGACACCTATCAATACCCATACGGTTGGATCGACGTTCAGGCGCAAGAGTGGACGGGCACGACCTGGGTGAACCTTGCAGGCGTGAAGCGACTGAACGTCAGCAACTACTCCTATTGGGACGAGTACAGCAGCGGCACGGTCAACAATTCGGACTCCTACAGCGTGCAGTCCGGCTCCTCGATGGTGCGTTTCGTCATCACGGGGCGGTCGAGCAACGCCCTGACGCTTGAGCGCGGCGCCGTTCGACGCAACAACGCCACGCCCGTCATCACGATCTCCGGCAAGTCGCGCTCTCGCTACCAGCGAGCCCACATCATTCCGATCACGGCCGGCGCATCGTCGGTTCGAATTCGAATGACCCGCATCACGGATGACGCCGCATCGGCGCTTCTGCAGAACGAGACGTATCTGGATTCATACTCCGAGATCGTCACGCTCAACATGAATTACCCGAACTCGGCATTGTTCGGATTGCGAATCGACTCGCAGCAATTCAATCAGGTGCCGACCCGTTCGTACCTGATCGACGGCCTGTACATTCGTGTGCCGAGCAACTACGACCCGGTGAGCCGAAGCTACTCCGGCGTGTGGAACGGCGCCTTCAAGTGGGCCGTCTCGAACAACCCCGCATGGGTCATGTTCGACATTCTCACGAATTCACGCTATGGCCTGGGCAACTTCATCAGCGAGACCCAGGTGGACAAGGCAATGCTGTACACCATTGGGCGCTACTGCGATCAGCTCGTGCCTAATGGTTTCGGTGGAGTTGAGCCGCGCTTTGTTCTGAACGCCGTGATTCGCAACCTCGCGGACGCCTACAAGCTAGTATCGGACATTGCCTCCGTCTTTCGGGGCATGGGCTTCTGGGACGGCGGCATGGTGCAGTTCACTCAGGACGCACCGTCCGATCCGGTCATGCTCTACAGCTACGCCAACGTAGTCGACGGCCAGTTCAACTACACCGGCAGCGCACGCAAGGATCGGCACAGTGTTGTGCATGTGACATGGAACGATCCCAACGATTTCTACCGCCAGAAGATCGAGTACGTCGAAGACCCGGAGCTCGTCTCCCAATACGGCGTCAAGAAGCTCGATACGCTGGCGTTCGGCTGCACTTCGCGTGGCCAGGCTGCGCGAGTGGGTCGGTGGATTCTGTACACCGAGAAGTTCGAATCGGACTTCATCACCTTCAAGGTGGGGATCGACTCGGCATTCGTGGTGCCTGGCAACATCGTCAAGATTCAAGATCAGAGCCGAGCCGGTCGGCGCACTGCGGGTCGTCTCGTGAGTGTGAATGCCGCTCGCACGCAAGCCGTTCTGGATGCGCCGCTCACGATCTCCTCCACGCCGGCAACCATCTCGGTCATGATGCCGGACGGTACGTTCGCCGACCGCACGCTCAATCAAGGCGTGGGCACGCATACGACCGTCAACTGGGCCACGCCCTTCACGCAGACTCCGGTCGATAACGCGCTGTGGATGGCCTCCGAACCCAACCTCGAGCCGATTCTGGCTCGAGTTGTCGGCATTGCTCAGGGTCAGAACCCCGGAGAGTTCGAGATCACGGCTCTGGAGCATAACCCGAGCAAGTTTGCCGCCATTGAGCAGGGCATTCGCCTCGAGGAGCGCAACACTTCGATCCTCGACCCCAACTTCGTTCAGGCTCCGGTGAGCGTGAGTGTGGTGGAGTCGCTGTACCGTGCTGCGCCTGGCGTCTTTGCGAACCGGATGATCGTCGCCTGGACGGGTGACTCGACCACCTACGAGGTGGCATACCGTGGAACCGGCTCGACGAACCGCAGCAACTGGACCGTCATTCGAGTGTCGGACGGTCTTTCGCATGAGATTCTGAACGCGGCAGTCGGCCCGTACGAGATCAGCGTGACCGGCATCAATCCGCTCGGCAAGCGATCCACGACGACCTACGTGAACTTCACGGTTCAAGGCAAACGCACGCCGCCCTCGGATGTGACGGGCTTCAATGCGATCGCCAACGATCGCGGCGTCGAACTCACCTGGAACGCCGTCGCTGACGAAGATGTTGGGCGCTATGAAGTGCGTCAGTGTTCCGTGATTGGCCAAAGCTGGGAGCAGGCGACTAAGATCGCCACGACCACAACCCCGGTTCATCAGGTTCCGACACTGCCCACCAATACGCAGTATCAGTGGCTGGTCAAAGCGATTGATTCGAACGGCAACTACAGCGCGAACGCTGCACGAGCCACCGTGTCGATTGCACCTCCTGGCAAGGTGACGCCTTCGGCAAGCTATTCGGGAACCGATCTGGTCGTGTCCTGGAACACGCCGACACTTGGAGCATTGCCGCTCAAGCAGTACGAAGTGCGACGCGGCGACACCTATGCAACCGCGCAGGTCGTCGGCACGACGACGGACACCTCGTACAAGATTCGCGTGACATGGAACACTACCCAGAAGGTCTGGGTGACGGCTGTTGACATCTCGGGGACGCGAGGGGAAGAAAACTCGGCAACGGTCGGCTTCTCGCTGCCCGCTGCGGTTGTCCTCACTCAGTCGGTCAAGTCGGCGATCTTCACGATTGCATGGTCGGCACCGCTCGCTTCGCTGCCGATCGCCGGCTACGAGATTCGCTATGGCGTGTCGTTCGACAGCGGCACCTCCGCAGCCAAGATCAGCGGCCTGCAGCTTCCCGTGACTGCCACCTGGCAGGGCGATCGGAAGTACTGGGTCGCGGCGTACGACTCGAACGGCAACTATGGCACCGCCGCCAGCGTCACGTTGACAGTGAGCCCGCCGGTGGCGCCTACCGTCACTGGAACCATCTCAGCGGGCGAACTTCGCATGAGCTGGAGTGGTGCCGAGGGCACGCTTCCGATCGACTTCTACGAGGTACGCCGTGGTGCAGACTTCGCAACGGGCGCCGTTGTGGCCAAAGTCTATGGTACGACCACCACTGTCACGGTTGACTGGACAGAGTCTGCGACATTCCATGTCCGCGCAGTGGATGTCAACGGCACGACCGGCCAATCCACGCAGTACATCTCGTCGATCACGGCGCCTGGCCCCGTCACGCCTGGCGCATCGTTCAAAAACGGCGCTCTTGTTCTGAGCTGGGGCGCTCCCACGACAGGCACCCTCTCGATTGCCCAATACGAGGTGCGCGAGGGCGCTACCTGGACAACCGGCACGACGCTGGGCTTCGCAACCGATCGCTCCTACTCCATTCCTGTCAGCTGGACGAGCTCCAAGACATTCTGGGTGGCGGCAATCAACGTCGCCGGTGCGTACGGCAATGCCGGAAGCATCACCGTTTCCTACTCGAAGTACAACGCTGTCGGCAACCTCAACGCGAAGATCGTGCAGGCCGATACCGTACTGACATGGGATGTCGCGCAGAGCGGTTCGCTGCCGATCGACTACTACGATGTGCGCTACGGCAATGACTGGAGCTCGGGCGAGATCATCGGGCGCGTGAAGGCCACGACGATCACCGTGCCGATTACATGGCTGGGTAGTCGCAAGATTTGGGTTGCTGCGGTCGATACGAACGGTCAGTTCGGCACAGAGACAGGCGTCACCGTCACCAGCGCCGCCCCGCAGGCGCCTTCTGTCACAAGTAGCGTCGTGGTCGCCAAAGCGGAGCTGTCATGGACTGCCCCCGCATCCGTGCTTCCGATCAAGGAGTACGAGATTCGCTATGGCACCACCTTTGAGGTTGGCACGCCGGTCGCAACGACACTGACCACCGCATACCGGGCCGCGATCGACTTCATTGGCGATCGAACCTATTGGGTGGCTGCAAAGAACGTCAATGGAAACATCGGCGTTGCTGGCCAAACCACCGTCACCGTGACGGCCGCACCCGCACCGTCCGTCGATGGCAGCTTTATTCTCGACGAGTTCAAGCTCGAGTGGACGGCTGTTCAGGGGACGCTGCCGACCGACCAGTACGAAATCCGGTATGGCGACACCTGGGCCAGCGCAACCGTGCAGGGTCGAGTCAAAGGCACCACCATTTCCACCAAAGCAAAGTGGCTTGGCTCGCGTACATGGTGGGTGGCTGCAATCGACGTGAACGGCAACGTGGGTGCGCCCGCATCGAAGGCGTTCACGATCTCGGCACCCAGCATCCCGCAGGTCACGCAACAGGTGGTGGACAACAACGTGCTGCTCTACTGGGCCGCATCGACCGGAACGTTGCCTGTCTCGACCTACGAATTCCGTCGTGGATCGACCTGGGAAACCGCCGAGCACATCGGTGAAAAGGCCGGTGGCTTCACCACCATCTTCGAGACGGCCGGCGGCACCTACACCTACCTCGTTGCCGGTATCGACTCGGCCGGCAACGTGGGCCTTCCTGGCTCCGTGACGGTCACGGTGTCGCAGCCGCCGGACTACGTTCTGAAGGCCGACAGTGACATCATCAGCACCGAGAACACGCCTGCAGGCACCTTCGTGAACGCCGTTCGCGATACGGACGGCTCGTTCGTGTTCCCGGTGAACACCACGGAGACGCAAGCGCAGCACTTCACGGCTCGCAGCTGGTCTACGCCGGACAACCAGATTTCAGCCGGCTATCCGGTGTTCATCCAGCCTGCACTGAGCCCTGGCTACTACGAAGAGGTGATCGACTACGGCGCCAAGATTGGCGGCACGAAGGTGAGCGTGACGATCACTGGCACGGTCGTGGCCGGCAATCCGACGCTGCGAACCGACATCAGCGTCAAGGCAAACCTGGGCGACGCCTGGATCGACTATCCGGACTCCGCCTCCGCATATGTCTCCAATTTCCGCTATGTGAAAGTTCGCTTCACCGTCTCGGGCGACGACAAGTCCCTGTATCGCGTGAGCCGCATGAACGTGAAGCTCGACTCCAAGGTCAAGAGTGACGCCGGTCGCGGCATCGCGACGCTGGGTGGCGCTCACCCTCAAGGGACGGTCATTCACGACTACTACGATGCCTGGGTTCCTGGGATGACCATGCCGCCGGCGGGTTACGCCATGAACGGAACGGCCAACGAGAACGCCATCGTTTCTCGAGCCGGTCCCAGTGGCAACCTGGAGCAGATGTGGGCCTGTATCGACAGCGATGCGGCATCCGACGCCGACGGCGGCTGGGATGGCGAATACGCCACGATCGACCCGAGCAGAGGCCACCTGTTCGCAGTACTTATGAAGACCACCACAAACGGCGGCACGTCCTACTTTGGTACTAACAACAACGGCACGATTCAGTCGCTGGCCGGCGTGGTCGACAGCAATCCGTACTTCTGGAACGGTGATCTGCCGGCTCTGAACGCCTGGTATCTGGTCGTGGGCTATGTGCATCCGTCTGGCTACGCCGGCGGGTCGGTGGGCGTCGCAGGTGTCTACGACATGGCAGGCGTCAAGGTCGCGAGCGGCACGGAGTTCAAGCTGACTGCAGGAGCCGCCTCGCTGATGATGCGCGCCTACCATTACTACAACCCGACCAACTCGGGCGCGGAAGTGCAGTACATGGCTCGTCCGGTAGTCATTCCATGCGACGCGGCCGATGTGGACGACAAGATCGACTACCTGCTGCGCTGCGCGACGAAGAACGGCGGCATTGGCATCTTGAACGTGGACTTCCTGGATGTGACCTCGGTTCAGGCGTCTCCGCTGGGGACGACGAACCCGCCTGTGCCGATCTGCGACTTCGCCGACACCTCCTACCCGAGCCGATTCAACGTCTTCCTGTTCGATGACGCCGGCAATCAGGTGGCTGGCAACTTCTCGTGGGCAGCCCGTGGATATTGACGGTAAGTCACAAATGACATAACATCCGGCATCCGAGAGATATAAATGGCAAACTGGTCCCTACCAACCACCGCATCGACGTACGTCAACTACACGGCCGAGCTGGACGCTCGTCTGAAGGACTTGGCGTACATGCTCGACCCTGCGGTTTCGACACTGACCAACGTGCCGACCAATGCGGTTCGCTGGAGCTCCACCAACGCTCGGTGGGAGAAGTACAGCGGCACCGCCTGGAATGCTCTCTCGACGCTCTACAAGATCAACGTCGAAACCGCCGAAGCCTGGAAAACGGGCCGCACGATCGGTCTGACGGGCGACATCTCGGGCACCTCTGCGGCCTGGACGGGCTCGGGCAACATCAGCTTTGCGGCAACGCTCGCCACGGTCAACTCGAACGTGGGCAGCTTCGGTTCAGCACTGGCTGTCCCAATCATCACCGTCAATGCAAAAGGTCTGGTGACGGCCGTATCAACGGCCACAATCGGTACGATCGCAACTCAAAACGCCAATGCCGTGAATCTGACCGGCGGCGCCATTTCTGGCACCACCATTCGACTGCTGCAGTCCACGACGGCCGCTCCGACAGAGGAGGGCGCGATCGAATGGGATACCGACAACGATCTGCTGAAGATCGGGACTGGCGCCGCGACAAAGACGTTCGCGGACACCGACTCGGCTCAGACGCTCACCAACAAGACGCTCGGCACAGGCTCGTCCTGGAGCGGCACGGCGATCCCTGTTGCAAATGGCGGTACGGGCGCAACGACGGCCGCGACAGCTCGCACGAACCTGGGCATCGCCAGCATCGCGACCCAGGCATCGGACAACGTCAGCATCACGGGCGGCGCCATTTCGGGCACCTCGATCACGCTGGTTCAGTCCACCAGCGCGGCTCCGACGGCCGAAGGTCGTATCGAATGGGATACGGACGACGATACGCTGGTCCTGGGCACGAGCTCCGGCACGCGGATCATGGTCAGCACCAACGCCACGCAGACGCTGACAAACAAGACGATTGGTGCGAACTCTGTCTGGAACGGTAGCGTGATCGACGCGAGCTACATCGCCACGCTCAACCAGAACACGACCGGCAACGCAGGCAGCGCAACGAAGCTGCAAACCGCCCGCAACATCAATGGCGTCGCCTTCGACGGCACGGCCGCGATCACGATCACCGCGAATACACCGAACGCTCTGACGTTCGCCTCTGACGGTACGGGCGCTGCAAGCGGCACGACCTTCAACGGAGGCACGGCGCGAATCATCTCGTACAACTCAGTTGGCGCTCCGTCAACGACCGGCGCAAACGCCTCTGGCACCTGGAGCATCAACGTCACCGGCTCGTCCGCGTCCTGCACGGGTAATGCCGCAAGCGTCACGAATGGCGTCTACACCACGGGCGATCAGTCCATCGGTGGCAACAAGAGCTTCACTGGCAAGACGACTGTCTCAAGCGGCTCGTCGGGCGGTATCGAGTTCGGAGCCAATCCTGGCGGTGGTAGTGGCGACTTGGCATGGATTCGGTACTACTCCGAAACAGGCGAGAACACCGTGCTCGAGATCGGCGTCACGAATGACGCTGACGACAATCTGTACCTGAACGCTTCCGGCGGCACGACAATCGCCAATAGCTTGTACGTGAGCGGCGGCATCAGCAGCGCAGCGGACGTTTCGGCTTCCTCCGACGAGACACTCAAGACCAACTGGCGCAACCTGCCGGCCGACTTCGTCGAGCGCTTGGCTCAGGTCAAGCACGGCGTCTACGACCGTCTGGACATCGCTGCGACGCAAGTGGGTGTGTCGGCTCAAAGCCTGCAGATCGTCATGCCGAACGCAGTCAGCACTGACAAAAACGGCAAGCTGACGGTTGCCTATGGCAACGCTGCTCTAGCCGCCTGCGTCGAACTCGCAGCAGAGATCGTCGCGCTTCGCAAAGAAATTGACCTCCTGAAAGGGCACTGAAATGAGCTCCGCACTTAAGAGCACCACTGTCGAAATCGCCAACGGCAATACGCGATGGGTCCACAACAACGGCGCGATGGGCTTTCTGAAGTCCGACAGCAACTGGGATATGTACGCCAACAACAGCGGCCAGATTTGGGCTGCGAACTACGGCTGGCTGCATGACTACTTTTTCTCTGCGGTTAGCAACTGTGGCGGCATTAGTTGGTATGGGGCAGTGGACAACTGCAACGGCAACACTGGCAACTGCAGCCCAGTCGGTTACGGCGCCGCCGTTGTTGCAGCCAACTGCGGAAACATGTCCTCTTACCGCGACGTTCTCGAAGACAGCGGCTCGACTATCAACATCCGGACGTACCGCTACAACTACAACTGCAACTGCAACTGCAACTGCACTTGCAAGTAAGGAGCGAAGATGCAAAAGATCAAGCTCAAGGCGGTAAATTACACCTCGACAGCAAAGCCGGTCGCGGAATACGTTGTGCGCCTGGATAAAAAAGACGGCGCGCTGTTCGCTCGATACTTCAAGGTGCGTTCGCAAGCCGAATGCGAGAACGAGACCATCGCGGAAACAATGGGCAATTTTGATCCAGGCACAACTCCCTTGCTGTGTCAGCGGGTGACAGAGCGCAACTTTGTAAAGGCAAGTGCGGTAACGGGCGACGCCAGAGTGAAGGATGCAGTGCTGTCGGAGATTGGGCGGCACATCTTCCGCCCAACCATCGGTAACGCCTCCATCTGCGGTGCAGGCGAGCGTAACGACTTCGGCGTATTCGTCTTGCCATTTGGCACGGACGGCGCAGTTGCCGAGCCGTACAACCACTTCACTGAAGCCTCATCTGTCAAGGGCTTGTCTTCGCGCGTTGGTCGCCTTCGCGGGGCTCAGGCGGTGTTTCTTCTGTACGCGGACAATACGGCGTCTGAGATCGACAACTGGCTCCTGATTAACATCGAGGCTGCGCCCTTCGTATTGGAAGACGCGACTGATGGTGGATGGCAGGAGCTTCCTTCAACCTTCGACATTCGCAGCGTGCTTCCGACGGTCACATTGATGGCGCCGAAGCAGATCGAGCCGAACGGTTCTGCAGATGTGCGAGTCGCACTGTCTCGTAATGGCGAAAAGGTCGACTACACGGGCGAACTCGTGGTGGAGCCTGTTGATGGCTACGTTCCGAAGACCCGAGTGAAGATCGTCAATGGCGAGGGCGCCTTCCGGATCATGGCCTTTGGTCTGGAGCCTGGCGAAACCATGCGCGTGAAGGTCGGCACAAAGACAGTTAGTGGCATTGCTGACACTGTGATCGCAGTCGCATGATCTACGTCGGCGAGGTTCCGCTAAATAGGACTGTGTTTGGCGTACTTGCCGAGCGCACGCGGTACTACGATGCAATCAAGGATGTTCCCTCGCCGGCAAGCGCGAGGGAAATTCTCAACGTCCCTCTTCCTATCGACCTGACCACGCTGCAACAGTGCGCCTCGGCCGCGATCGCCAATCACGGACTCTTCGGATTCATCGCGTCTGACGCAAACGAAGCTGACCCCGTCTACGCCAATCAGTCCCTCACGTTCAATCCGAACGTCACGACGCCAGAACACAGATCAACCCTGGGCTCGCCGTTTCTGACGCGAAGTGAGCACTTTTACGGCTCGCCGGAGTTGATGGCCAGGCTTCCGCGCATCAGAGATTCGTACTACGACACCTACGGCTTTCGCGTTCCGACGACATCTGCCAAGACGGAGCTTGCGCCTCTTACGAGCCAGCTGAAGCGAAGCATGATTCGATCTCGAATCTCCGTGGTTCGCGCCAGGCGCGTCGAGCCGGCCAGGTTCATGTTCGGTTGGCACCGTGATGAGGAAGTCTTTCAGAACCTGCGCCTGAACATTCCCGTCGTGAGCGCTCCGGAGCACAGGCTGCAGATCAGCGCCAGCAACGCGATCCCGAGCGAGCCGAGCGAGCTTGCGAAAGATGTGTTTCTCGAGCCTGGAAGCATCTACTCACTGGACACAAACATCCCACACAGGCCCTGCGTAAGCGCGGTTTCGGAGATCGACAGAATTCACGTCATCGTGGGCGTCAGTCCGTGGTTCGACTACAACGAAGCGAACGACTCGTGGGCGCCGAATGAGTTCTTTGGGAAGAAGCACCCGTTTCAAATGCTGCTGGATGGAGATGTCGTATGAGTTGGCTGATGACGCCCGCCAAGAGCCAGAACGTCTTTGACGACCTGATTTTTACGCCTCTGGACCTGCCAAACCCGCCAGAGATCGACGTTGCTCGCTTCATTCGATGGATGGAAGTAGGGCAGAACGACGCTACAGCGGCTCCAAAGGTTGCGTTTGAGCGTCTGGAAAAAAGAGAGTACCCATGGCTTGTGAGAAATCTGCACGAAGACTTGTCTCCGCTGCAGGCAGAGTTTCCGGATGTCTATGACTACCTCGCCGCATTTCCGTTTCGACGGGTGCGAACGCTGGTCATTCTGGCCCAACGTGGCTTTCAATCCGTCCACACGCACACCGATTCGGACGGGCTGTGTGGCATGCGGTTCTACCTGACGCGCAAGAATGCGGAAGGGTTGCACTTCTACAAGGGCAGAGAGCGCTATGACCACTTTGGAACCTACATGCGCCAAAACGGCGCTGTGGTACGAGCCGACTGGGACAAGTACTTCAGAACTGACGAGCCGGTATATGCCACTCTGCCCGAGGACAAGAAGGTTTTCATGCTCAATAACGCCAGAGCTGCTCATGCAGTCGATGCAAACACCTGCGAGCTTGGCGACCGCATAGCGGTTCTGGTACAGGGGGAATACGACCCTGTGCGACGAGACGAGCTGCTGAGAAGGTCGGTTGAGAAGTACGCCAATCAGGCGATCTGGTACTGACTTGCGCCAGATCAAACAACGTCATTGCCGAATACCGGATACGTCACGAGTGACTATAATGGCGGCAGGAGAAGATGATGAACTTTCGAATGGATGGTTCGCGCTCGACGGCGCTGTATTACGTCGGAGCAGTAGGAGTAGCGCTCGCGGCGTCTAGCTGGAACTGGAGCATGGCCGCAGTTGCCATGCTTGTTCATATCCTAGCCGTCTCGATTTTTTCGGCCGTCACGCACAGGTACTTCAGCCATCGCGCCTACGAGGCAAACCGATCGCTGATGACCGCACTTTCCCTCTTCCCAATGGCATATGGATACGCATCGCCACTCTCTTGGGCGGCGCTGCATTCCGCACATCACGCCTTCGCAGACACGGATCGCGACTCTCACTACAAAGGCTGGAAGGGAATCTTCACGGCCATGTACCGCAACCCGCCGCTGCGATCCACGCTGGCCGGCAAGTGGTTTCAGACATCAAGCCAGGAGTTCGTCCATAGAAATGCGCTTCTGATTGTGGTCGTCTGGCATTCGATCGTCCTTTTTGTTTCGCCAACTGCATATCTCTGGATCGTGTTGGTGCCGACATTCACATTGCACTTCTTCAATGGCCTGCATCGCGCCTTCAGCCACCAGGGGAACAAGGTGATGAATCGCTGGTACTTGGAATATCTGATCCCGATGGGCGGTGAATGGATTCACGATGAGCATCACGCAAACGCTCGCAAGCCAATTTATCGCAATCGCTGGTACGAAATCGACACCGGCGGACTTCTTATAAAGGCTCTCTCAAAATGAAACCCTGCTTCAAAGTCCTGAATGACCCGCTGCTGATCCAAGCGTCGGCCGAGCTGCTGCCGATTGGCTTGGAACAGGTATTCGACAAGCGCGACTACACTTTTTTTCGCGTTGATCCGCAAAATCTCATCGACTATTCGCCATCTTTGAAGGCATATCTGGAGAAAGTGAACCTTCTGGACAAGCTGCATTTTTCAGCCGTACCGCTGTGCCCGCCCAGACACGCTGGATTGCTCCACAAAGACATGACGTATCCGGAAGCGATCAATCTGCCGATCTACTCGTGCGCCGATTCGTACTTTTGTTGGTACGACGCAGAGCCTGTATTTGAAGTCCCTCGCCAAACTATGATGGACGATAAGCGATCCGATCGCGATAGTGGATATGCGACGGATTCATTTAGCCATATCGAATACAAAACCGATACCGCTAAGGAGATTGCTCGCGTCTCGTGCGCTTTGCCGGTCTGGTTCAATACCCAAATGCCTCATCGACCCATCAACTATGGAAATATGCCTCGAGTGATCGCCACACTGCGGTTCTCGTGCATGAATATCCTGGAGTACCTCGAATGACCATTACCGCATTCAATGGAGCTGACGCCGACCAGTACGTCTACGACACCGGCCTGAACTTCGGTGCTGACCTTGGTCGAGAAATCCTCGAGCTGGCCCTGGCGGCGCCGGAGAACTTTCCGCGCCGGCACAACTTCAAGCGAGCCGACAGTCCGAAGGAAATGATCCGTCTTGTCGGGCCTGAGAAGGCTCGCGAGCTGTATCGGCGCATCGACCAGATGCACAAGCTGTGTCCGGATCAGAAGCTAATCCAATTCAGTCAGCATTTCTTCCCGCCGGAGCTTGGCAATCGCCTGGTGTCGATGGCGCCCGAGTGGTTGCAGAACCTCTCTCCTGGCGAGCCTTCACCGATGCTGCAAATCTCGAAAGAGGGCGACTATCTGGCCACCCACAAGGGTCACAAGCGCCGCGCCTCAATGTTCATGCTGCTGCAGGGCCAAGGTCAGGAGACCCGCTGGTATCGCAACAAGGAGGAATTTGAAGTCATAGACCCGCTGCGGATTCCCGATCACGACAAGATCGAGCATGTGGTGACGGCAGTCATGCAGCCGTTTCGCTGGTACGTCTTCAACCACTTCGAGTGGCATTCGGTCCATCGCTTCGCGCCCGAAGGTGTTCGCATCAACATGGGTCTGGACTTCAACAACGTGACGGCCCCCGAGCTTGTGAGGTTGCTCAAGGAGAACGCATGATCGAAACGCAAAAGCGCACCATCGTTCGCGCCATCAGCTACCGTCTGACCGCATGGGTCTTCACGATTTTCTGGACATGGTTATTCACGGGTGACATAGCCAAAAGCACGGGCTTTGCCACATTGCTCCACATTCTCCTGACGGTGGACTACTACATCCACGAACGAATTTGGCTTCGGGTTAGGTGGGGCTTGCGAGGTTAGAACTCACCGATATGCGGAGCGGTAGCGTGAATGATTACAGCGTCACTGCGAATGGCGCGACCGCCAAGAATGAAGCGGTTGAAGTCCTGAAAGCGAGAGAGACATCCACCAGCGATCGTCTCGACTGGACGAGCTTGGTATTCAGCAAGGCGCCCAAGTCGCCTAGTCGTGGCGCGATTGTTCCATTGACGCTTGGCAGACCTGGCGAAATAGACGCTTGTGCGTGCATCGGCTTCGACGTGAGCAAGCCCGGCGTCGAGCGCGGCACGAAAGCCTGTTCGTTCAGGGTTGTAAATCGCCCCATCGGGCCGGTTTACGGCAAGAACAATGGTCGACGCCGGAAGGTTCGGCCAGGGCCAAAGCACACAAAAGGCTTTCAAGGTTGCGCCGTCAAACGCACCGAAGCTCACACAGCCGCTGAACAAAAGGTTCTGAAAGGTTCCAGCGTAAGGCGGTTCATCGGAGGATTTCTCGACAAGCATCAGCTTCGGCTGACTGTCGTAGCAATCCTGAACATCTTGGGAATCAGCAATCGAAAGTCTGCGGATTTGGTACTGGCGACTCATAGTCGTGCGGTGATACAATGATGCGGATATTGTACAAACCTTTGGAGATCGTATGGCAGAGTTCGTAATCACGACCAAAAACACCCGTGGCGGCCCCGATATGCGCCTGCGTTACAACACCGACACATCGGAACTGGTGAACGATGAGACCGGAAAACCGATTGTGGCAGTGCTGCCTGCGGTGCCTCTTGGTCCAGAGGCTTTCGCAGTATCCGTTGACAATCCTGCTCAAAAGGTGTCACCGAAAAAGTTGAAGATTTCACTCGGTCTTTCCTGCAACTACGAATGCGAGTACTGCTCCCAGCGGTTCGTGCCGCGAGCCGCTGAAACTAACCCCGGAGAAGTTGAGTCATTCGTGACTGGACTCGACGATTGGGTCAAGGAAGAGCCCGATCAGATCGAGTTCTGGGGTGGCGAGCCCTTCGTCTACATCAAGACGATGCGCCCGCTCGCCGAGAAGCTGCGCGTGAAGTACCCGAACGCCGCCTTCCAGGTCATCACCAACGGCTCGCTGCTCAGTCCCGAGATCAATCAGTGGCTCGACGACATGGGCTTCCAGGTCGGTCTGTCGCACGACGGCCCCGGCCAATCGGTGCGCGGCCCCGATCCGCTGGAAGACCCCGAGAAGCGCGCCGCAATCCTGGACTTGTGGAACCGTCTCGGACCCAAGGGGCGTATGAGCTTCAACGCCATGCTCAACCGCAACAACCCGAGTCGTGCTGAGATTCAGAAGTTCTTCGTGGAGCTCACCGGCGAGCCGTTTGTGCCGATCGGGGAGGGCAGTTTCGTGGATGCCTACGACGAAGGTGGCGCTGCCAACTCGCTGCAGCCCGATGAGTTCGCCGCCTACCGCAACATGGCTTTCCATGAAATTCGAACCGGCCAGGCTACGAACTTCAGCGCCGTGCGTGATCGCGTGGCCAACTTCGTCAACTCGATTCGCGTCGGCCGTCGCTCGGTCATCCTCGGTCAGAAGTGCGGCATGGATCAGCCGGACAACATCGCGGTCGATCTGCGCGGCAATGTGTTGACCTGCCAGAACGTGAGTGCCGCATCGGTCGCACCCAACGGTCAGGAGCACAAGATCGGCCATGTCTCGGACATGGCAAACGTGAAGCTGAACACCTCGACGCACTGGTCCAAGCGCGAAGAGTGCCCGAACTGCCCCGTGCTGCACATCTGCAAGGGCTCGTGCATGTTCCTCGAGGGCGACCTGTGGGAAACCTCCTGCGACAACGCCTTCTCGGACGCTATCCCGATCTTCGCGGCCGGCATCGAGTTTCTGACAGGCTGCGTGCCCGTTCACATCGAAGGCCCTCAACGCGAAGACCGCAAAGACATCTGGAATCGCGCACAGCCTGTGGGCAAGCGCCGCGTGATTCCGATCGCAACTGCCCAATAAGGAGCTACCCATGTCCGAAGAAAACACCACACCGATTCCGGTCCAAGAGGATCGCCTGATCGAGATGCCGTACTGGTCTCAAAACGAGTTCCATGAGCGTCTGAAGTCCGTACCGTTCAAGCAGACGGACGCCGCAGGCGCCACTGTGGTCAACGTCAATCACTTCTTCTTCAAGATGGTTGGCCAAGACCTTGTGTCGGCTATGGTGCCCGAAGACCTGACGCTGCCCGCCGAATGGGAGATCGTCGAAGACACGACTTCGCCGCTGGCCGCAAAAGCCATGTCGATGCTTGGTCAACCACTGATCTAAGTCACCAATGACACTGCGAAAGCCTCGCCTGTTGCCTGATTGGAAGCGAGTGCTTCGTCGCGCCTGGAGCATCCGGCTGATGTTGCTGGCCGGATTGCTTTCGGGACTCGAAGCCATTCTTCCGATCGTTCTGGACGCCGTTCCTTGGCCGCGATGGGTCGCATCGACGGTCATCTCACTCGTCGTCGGCCTGGCATTCGTCACTCGACTCATGGCTCAACAGGACGACAAATGATTGCTCCAACACAACGAACCCGTGTCGCGGCCGCAAGTCTTGCGCTCGCGGCTTCGACGCTTGTGGGCATCGCACTTCACGAAGGCTATACGGATAACGCCATCATTCCGGTGCCTGGCGATGTACCCACCTATGGCTACGGCACCACCCGAAAGTCGGATGGTTCGTCCGTGAAGATGGGCGAGAAGACAACGCCCACTCGAGCCTTGGTCGATCTGCTGCGCGATGCGTCGAAGTTCGAGCAAGCGGTGAAGCGGTGTGCGCCCGTCCCGATGCACCCCTGGGAGTTCCAGGCATACGTCAGCTTCACCTACAACGTGGGCGAATCGGCGTTCTGTAATTCGACCCTGGTGAAAAAGCTCAAGGCTTTCGACTACGAGGCGGCCTGCAAGGAGCTGCTGAAGTGGGACAAGGTCAAGGGCGTGCAGGTGCGCGGACTGACCAACCGCCGCCAGGCCGAGTACAAGACGTGCATGGGGGAGGGCGAATGATGCCGACGCTCTCGATCAAGGACTGGATCACGCTCGCCGTTGTTGGAGCTCTCGTTGTCGTCAGCGGCTGGCTGTATGTCGGCAAGGCTCGTGTCGAGCGCAACTTCGCTGACTACAAGCAGGAAGTGACCCAGAGCACGCTCGAGGCCGAACAGCTTGCTCGCAGAATCGAGCAGGGCATGCAGAAGCAAATCGCAAGGATCATCCAAAATGAAGAAAGTAAGCGCAAAGTTCTATCTGATCGTGTCGCTCGCGTGGATGCTGTCAATGGCGGGCTGCGCGACGAAATCGCCCGCCTCAATGCTCGTCCAGCCCCCGCAGACCCCACCGCTGCCGCCTACGCTGGCGAAGCCCGCGCCGCAAGAGAGCTTCTTGGAGCGTGCTCGGTCGAATATCGAGGCGTGGCAAAAGCAGCTGACGAACTCCGAGATCAGGTGATCGGAATGCACGATTACATCCGAAGCATCCAAAAGCCGCGAGAATAAGTCACGGCTGACTTGACATTAAGGTCGTTTCACCCATAGAATCGGCCGACATCCGAGGACAACATGCCTGCCGCCAAGCTGAATCTCACCGTTGAACAGGGCACCACGTTCACCAAGCGCCTGACCTGGCGCGACAAGAACAAGCGGCCCGTTCCCCTGACGGGCTACACCGCTCGGATGCAGGTTCGTCCGTCTGTCACCAGCGCAGAAGTCATTCTGGAGCTCTCGACTGCCAACGGGCGCATTACGCTCGGCGCAGGCGGCATCATTCAACTCGATCTCACGCCTGCGGAAACGTCCGCACTCAAGGCGGGGGTCTACGATCTGGAGCTCACCGACACCAGCGGTCGAGTGACCCGACTCATCGAAGGCAAAGTCACCGTGTCACCGGAGGTCACACGGTAATGGCTGACTTCGAGATCATCCAGACGCCGGAAGAAACGACCGTTGTTGTCGTTGAAGAACAGCCTGCGGACATTGTCTCGGAGGGTGTTCTGGGGCCTGCTGGGCCGAAAGGAGATAAGGGCGACCGTGGTGATCCTGGGCCGAATACCGTTGGCGGTATCGAGGTTCTGTTCACCGATCTTCAGCCGGGGGATGTTCTGGCTGTCGG